CCTAAAGAGAGATGCATTCTGCTTACTGATTGTAACCTGATAATCACCTGGTATCAACTTGAGGTTCTCAACCTTGAAGTTGAAGCAGAACTCTACATCAGTTTCACCTACATTAACCGCATAGGTATTTGATGTATCATTCTTCTTGTCACGAACAACAAGTCTGATCTCAGATCCATCACCAACGACTGCCAAGTCCTCTATCTGATAGATGGCAGCAGCTTTAATTATATTAGATAGATCCGACCATGCTACTGTGAAAGAAATATCCTTACTAGGAAGTTCTACACGATTCTCTGGTGGTGTTACAATTGTAGAAGGATCAGCAAAGAAATACTTAGATGTATTCCTCCTATCCTTTATAGTAACAAAGCTTTGGTTAGTGAAATCAAACTCAGGATCTTCAAATAATGTAAGACCAGATAGAAACTCACTCAGATCATAGATCGCAAAGTCTCTTGGGAATGCTTCTTCCACTACAGATCTAGCAAGTATGTTCTTCTGGATAGAAAGTGTTGATAACTCAGTACCCTTCTTGAAGCATATTGACTGATTAATATTGGAATAGTTCTTCAGTATGTCAAGTGTGCTTTTAGAAAGTTTCATAAGGGGTTGAGGTCTCCGTATCGGTTGGCTTGGATGTGAAATGATATAGTAACACACAATAGTGTATTGCCTTCAGGATGTCGTGTTGTGGACGACCCTTTTTATCATAGCGACTTAGATACTTAATGGCATTAGATCTACAGAATGCTTCTGCATCTCCAACTGATTCAATAAGATCAAGTGTCTGAATGTTTGAACCCTCTGTAGTATAGTGTCCAGAGTATGTGCTACTAATATACTCAGTAGCTTTCTTGAGGATTTCATCCTCATCATACTTGACCCTAACCTTGTTAGATTCAATTCCCAATTCAATGTTCTCGTTGAGAGCAACATTGGGATCATATATTGGATAGACCCCATTGGTGAAGGCGATGGTGTCATCGCTCACTCCACCCTTGACGTGGAAGTCCACGTTGTTTTCATTCTCCATTTCTTTCAAAACATCATACAATAACCACCATGCCATTATTATACCTCAAAGTCCACGTCCGCGTCAACCTTGTCGTATAACTCCTGAAACGCTTGCTTAGTTTCATCATCGAAACGATTGATACAAGTGGTGATTGCCTTGGCACGAGTACCAAAAATCTTATATGCCTGTACGATGTGAACTAAACGACGAGTGCTGATAACCTCATCTATACCACCATCAAAGAAGGTCTTACGGATGATGTCTGCCCAGTCAACAAGACGCTTGTTGAATTCCTTCTCATCACATACAGCATCAAGGATCTTGATCTCGTTAGCAGGAGTAGGATACTGCTGCTCAAATGTTACTGGGAATCTTTCAAGAAAGGCTTCGTTGAGCACGTTAGTTCCAACAAATCTTCCGTCGTCTGAACCTTTACCTTTAGTATTTGCGGTGGCAAAGACGTTGAACCCTGCTGCTGGTCTGACGTACTTTCCAATCTTTTTAAGGAAAACTCCTTTACCTTCAAGGATGGACTGGAGACAGAGTATCTTGTTTGAGGCAAGGTCGATTTCGTCAAGGAGCAAGACAGCCCCTCTGTTGAGAGCTTCAACAACTGGTCCGTTGTGCCAGACGGTTGCGCCGTCAACAAGACGGAAGCCGCCAATGAGATCATCTTCATCTGTTTCGATAGTAATGTTTACTCGAATAAGTTCTCTACCTGCCTGAGCACATGCTTGCTCTACAGAGAAGGTCTTACCATTACCAGACAGTCCAGTTATGAATGCTGGATAGAATATTTTAGACTTAATGATCTTACTAAGATCAGTAAAGTTACCGAACTTCACATAAGTCTCATCAATTGCTGGAACTAGATCTTGCTCTACATTAGGTAGAACAGTAGGACTAGCAATTGCTTTCTCTAGAATCTCTCTACCTTCCTCTACGGTAAGGTTCCAAGACCCACGCTTAACTTGGTATGATTTTAACTTACGTGCCACTGTAGGATATGCTACATCACGAGCACTTGCAAACTTCCTTACATGAGAGGCATCTATCTCATTACCAAACTCTTCACGAAGTTCATCAACGAAGTTGACTGATAGTTTTCTCTCGAAAGGCATAATGAAAATGTTTTTGTGTATGTACGTAGTATAGCAATAAAAAACCCCCTGTTAAGGGGGTATGTGCCACTTTGTTTACTGGTCTAGTCGTCAGTATTATACTGTGGGAAATTGCAAGTGCGATAGGTTCCTTTTGTTTTACCATCAACCCTACCTAGTCTCTCCTTACGTGTTTCAGGTTTAGCTAAGATCTCAGATCTTACTTTTGCTGACTTTTCACGGAGAACCTCTTCATCCCAGACACCATTCTCATGAGCCCAGTTGTGTGAGATAGATGCATAGTCTGCAAAAGTATTATACTCTTGCAAGAATCTATGTGCTATCTTGTAGTGAGAATTACCACCACCAGTGTTACTAACATATAAGTTAATTGGTTTCTTGGTACACTCATTCTCTAACCAACTTCTAAAGTCATTATCCTGTTGAGTAGAAAGACCCTTACCATTGGCATCAACACCGATCTCAATAAGAACTAAGAGTGTGGTAAGACCATGGATCAAATCATCACGATATTTGAATACCGAAACGATTTCATTTCCCTTGTCATCCGTAGTTTTACACTTAGAAGGTGTTCCCCATGTACGACGAATGAAGTTCACTGCCTTATTGATGAATGCACCGTAGTCCACTTCATCAGTATCGTATTGCTTAATGCACTTATCGAAACGAGTTGCACCTGATGTTGCTAAGCTATCTCCATCGAGATCTCCTAGTCCATCAACCTGCAAGTTGCAGGATGTAAGACGGTTGTTGAATTGAACTGCTTGAGGTTCATCAAAGCACAAACCAGCACGATACTTATCGATCATGCTAGGATTCTTACGCTGTGTATTATATGCGTGAAAGAGTTCACCTTCAACTCTGATGCACTCTTCTTTCGACCTATCCTCAGGATGATAGAGGACATTACATTTGATTTTGTCCACCGCCTCGCTATAAATGGCAAGACCCGCCGTGTGTTGTCCGTCGATGACTAGTTTATGACCACCTAATGCTTTGGGTCTAACTGCCACCACAACGTCACGAGCGAGTTGGTGATTGAATATTTTGTAACTATTCAGAGCGTTTACTGAAAACTGTCTCTGATAGAATTGACTAATTGCTAGATCGTTTGGATCTAATTCCTCTTCTACAAGAGGTTCTTTACCTTCTGCTATTCCTTTAGCAAGTTTGGTAAATTTTTTGGCTTGTTCTAGTTCTGTGATAAGATCACGGATACTGCGAATCCGATCCTGTTGCTTTAAATAAGACATGATACTTCCTTTTGGGGATAAGTTTGAATTTGGTTTCTTGGCAGCGATCTGGGGTTACCAGGACTGTAGAAGCGTGGAGATTGATTAAAGCGACTGGGGTTACCAGAGACTTTTATCAATCTGACAATATTATATAGCATTTGGATTGTTTACGCAACCCCATGCTGTTCGGATAACCGAACATCACGCTATACGTTCAACGAATGAAGTAAGAATTTTCTTATTCATTGTCTTAGACTTGAGTGTCTTAGCAAATGCTCTCTTGATTTGTGCCTTTGTAGCATCTTCTTGTACTTCAAAGTCCACTTCATTGTCAAGAGCACCAGTGAACAATGCATATTGTACACTATAAGCTGAAGAAGTGCAAATGAATGACCTTGACTTCTTCCACTCAGTGTCAGCATCTGCCCACGCTGATATATTATGACCTAAGCACTGACGCTTGAATCTATTCCACTCGTTACCATTAAGAAGACGGATGTTCATAATCTCACATTGTGGGAACCTATTACGAAGTTGAGTAATGAAAGTATTAGTCTGATCATACCCATCAAGGAATTGATGTGACTGTCCAGTTACACGATCACGTAAGAATGTGTTGTGATCAATTCTACCACGGATAACAGTTGACTCACCAGTTCTATAATGCTTAACCTTCTTACCATAACCTACAGGATAACCCTCACCATCAGTTAAATTCATAACATGAACTTTCTGAGAACCTGTACGCTTTTGGAATGCAGGAATAATATCATTCATAGCTACCATTGCTTCATTAAGAGGAGTACCACCTAATTGTAATTGGTAAGGACCACCAGCACCACCGCCAGCAAAAGCAGATGCAAGACGGAATAAGTTCTTTGCTTGTCTATCATGCTTACGATTATTAGCACTGCTAGTTAATACGTTAACCATATTAAAGTTGTGACATACAATCTTACCTTCTGCTGAAGCATCCTCATGTATGTAATGTTCTTGCTTCTTATAAGAATCGGAGAAGAGATATACATCATAAGCAATTCCAACCTTACGACAGAATGATACTAATGTAAGTAACTGCTTCATGGTTGACCTGATGCTATGGTGCATAGACCCAGACCAATCTAAGTTAAAGATTAATCCATGGTTCTTACCCTCAGGAAGAGTAGTTACTTTTCTGAAAAGATCTTCGTTATATTTGTAAGTGTGAAGCTTCGCTGTATCGAGAACCCCAGTGCGACTAGTAGTAGCACGAGCATAACTGTCAGCTGCTTTCTTACACTCAAACTCCTTAACCAAATAGTTGACTTCCTTATTTGCTGAAACTTTATACTTATTATACTCATCATCAATCCCTCTTAAGTTTCTTGTGTACTGCCTAGAGAGCATTAATTCATACTCATCAGCATAATCTTGCTGTGATTCTAATTCTTCCTTCTGACTGTAGTAGCTATCTAGTACATCAGATACTTCTTTATTTGAAATTACAACATCACCAACTGTCTTAGGGATTTCAACATAGTTAAGTTCAGGTGCATCTTTCTTAACCAAATCTTTAAGTGCTTCCTCAAGATGATCAGCAGTCGTAACTTTTGGTTCAGATTTAAGAGGACCATCATTCCTACCTGCTTGACTGCCACCACTAGGACCTTCCTCACTTTGATTTTGTTCCTGAAGTTGCTGCTCTAAATGCTGTTCTACTTCAGACTGCTGATCTTCATACTCAGTATCATCCTTACCTAAATCAGGTCTTCCTTCTTGCTCTTGTTCTTGATCACCACCACCCTCTTGTCCATCAAGGGGCAACTCCTGTTGAACACCTTTCTCCTCTGCATTCTCTTTATCCTTTGCTTCTTGCTCTGCAGCAGAGTATGCATAGATCCTTTTAGCAAGAGAAATAGTATCTTCAAACTTCTCTAACTTGTTAGCAGCATCAAGGAACTCTTGCTCAGTTGAATCAAAAGGAACAGTAACAAAGTTACCAATCTTGAAATGTATATTCAGTCTATCTGCAAGATTAAACTCAGTAAGGTCTTTACCCTCAACCTGAAAGAAGTCCTCATCAGAGAGGATCTCATACCCCTTATAGAAGGTCTTAGCAAGACCACCGTACCTACGCTTCATCAACTTCTCAATTCTTATATCCTCACATACATTAACAAACTGCATTGGAACCTCACCTTCCCACCCCCACTCATTAGGAGTGTAGAGTGCGTGACCAACCTCATGGGCAATCAAGGAATCTACCACTGAATTATCACGGTGAGACCATTGTGGGAGTGTTAATACTCTAGTATCAACATTGAACTGGGCGGTACTGACTTGACGGTGCTCTACAATCAAGTCCTCTTGGGCAAGTAATTTTGCTAGTGATTCCTTGACTAAGTTCATGGGGTTCCTCGTGTATGTACATACTATAAGACCCCTTCCGTCTGGAAGAGGTCTTGAGTAGACACTTTATCAACTGGTTGCGTCTAGCTCTTGCTTGGCGCAACGCCTGTGGTTTTAGTTTTCGTTTTGCATCCTTCTTTGAGTGATGCTGCCAATTGGGAACTTTCATTGAGCTTCTCCAGAGCAGTTAGGAGTTCAGGTGTTTCTTCCCACGACCACTCTTGGTTGTGCTGTGGGTTCTTCTTCTCGATCGTATGGGACTTGAGGG